AAGGTAGAAGTGGCTTGTCCTAGTACGTCGTTGCCTGATGCTGTGCCGGTAACATCACCAATCAAATCACCATAAATTCCACCACTAACTGTGAGCATTGTTGAACTTGCGTGTGCTAAGGTCGTTTGTCCTGTGACTGTCAAAGAATCCGTAACTCTTAAATCTCCATATACATCCAAAGTGTAGGCTGGAGTAACTGTGGCAATGCCTGTATTCCCATCACTTGCAAAAGTCATTATATTTCTATCGCCACTTTGTTTGATTCTGATGTCCATTGCATCTGAACCAGTTAGTACGCCAAGACCCATATATAAATTGTTCACTCCTAAATAAGCCCTATTATTACTATCAGTATCATTTAAATAAATATATGGGGATATTACATCATCAAGCCTAATATCACCTTGTATGGATAATTCTTCATTTAATGTGGTTGTGCCTATGCCAACTTTCCCTGTTGTATAATAAATATCATCTCCCGTTTGTGTCCAGTAACTTGCACCTCCAGTCCCACTAATTCCTAAAGAAGAAGTGGCTATACAACCCCAACCAGAGCCGTCTGATATTAGTAAATAGTCGTCAGTACAAAGATTATCCGGGATAGTAGACGAAGCATTTATATAATCCGCGGTGTCTGTATCGTCATAATGGTCTAAATCGCTTATCTGGCTTTCTGTTATATCTAAATTAGGTAAAGAAGTTGTTGCCCCCACTATAGCGTAAATCCTTCCATTAACTCTATCGACTGTATAGTACAAATTAGCCCCCTCGCTCAAATCACCTGTATCACTAGGGATTGTGGCATCTAAGACGTCTAAGGCATCAAATTTGGCGTTTAACACTGCCATAGAGGTAGAACCAGTCATTGTATTGACTAATACAGCCCCCAATTCTTGAGGGTTTTTTTCATAGTAATAATCAGAAAGTAACAAAGTAAAAACCCCAACGCTCAATAACAATGCTGTCAAAGCTATAGCTGGGGTATAATCGAATAGTTTTTTAATAAGTTTCATATTATGATTTTGATTGATTAGACCAGTTAGTTCTATTTTCAGTTTCCTCGTCTTGCCAAGGATAAGTGTCATCATCCCAAATACTATCATTGTCAGGTGACCATAAATGCGATTTTATGTCTTTTTTATTTACATTAGTAAAAGACGCAGAGTTTTTAGATTCGTTTGAATAAGATGCTGAATTTTTAGAATTGTTAGTCCAAGACATTTTTATTTATAATTATTTCCGAGCCAAGGCTTGATTTATGCGGTTCGGACTACACAATCAAGCCTGGAACAATTATATTAAATAATTATTTATAACTTTTATATACCCTTTCCACTCTGAATGGGTCATCCTGATTCCTTTGATTCAAAAATCCTCCTATTGATTTTTCCATTTTCAATAAATCTCTGTTAGTCTGCTCTGACTTTTCTGGCGTATTCTTGCTCTCCCACCAATAAGTTGCACCTAGTACTAAATATTGATGATATATAGATGGGAAGCCTGGTTTCTTAGTAGTATCTCCATAAACAAACATTAACGGAACTCTATTAAAATAAAGCTTCAATCCATCAGTACTAGCGTAATTAGGGGCTGGTCTTAACTCGATACTAGCTCCGTCAAAGTCATAGTGGCTTGGTGAACCAGCATTTTCATATAACGCCCCAATAGCTCCACCCTCTTTTCTTAAATCAAAATGTCCTAGTCTTAACCAAGAACCATTAGAATCCTTAATCTCTACTCTCTCAACTTGTAACCAATCTTGAGTAGTGCCTGGTAACTTATTATAAATACTGTAATCGCTTTGACTCGCTACTAAATCAGTAGTAGCAATCGCTTTGTCTGTATGATTACTGTCATCCCATTTCCAAGTGCCATCAGCAGATATAATCAAATCAGTAGCCCGCATATAGTAGTCATTTATTACTGCTGTGAACTGCTTTAAAAGAGTTGTATCACCACTGATAGCGGCATCACCCAAGTTGGTAGAAGCCTCTAGCCTTTGGATAATACCTGTTAAATTTGAAGTATCGCTGAATACCATTTATTTTCTCTTTAGTTTTTTAACTACTTTCTTAGTTACCTTTTTGATTTTAACGCCATCAACCATAGCCTCTCCCTGTTTTACTAGAGTTTGCATTACCTTTTGTTTGGGGTCTAATTGATTGTCACTTGTTTCTACGATATCGCCATTTTTATATTTAGCGATTCTGTCTGTTAAGATTTTGAACTTCATAGTTTTACTTTTTACAAATTATAAAATGATATTGTTTACCAAAGTTTTTCCTTTTTATTATGTTTTTAAATTCTATATTATTGTCGTAATAGCACCAATCTTCTTTATACGGTTTATAATCCTTACCAACAAACCCAAATATTACTGTTCCTTTAGATATACGAATACACTCATTAACCATTCTCTGCTGGTCTTTTACACCCTCATATAGTCCATTACACAAGACATAGTCATACTCGTCACTTGGTAATCCACTATTACAAATATCTCCTGTTATAGTTGGGTTTAAATTTGAGTTAGTGTCTATAGTGTCAAAACCATATTCCCAATAAGTGCTTCTACCTACGTCTAATACCTTGCCTTTAACCTCTTTCAACCATTCGTTATACCAAGCACGCATTTTGCTAGTCTTTTGACTTTTTATATTTATTATCATAAATTTCTTTATATAAAAATGTAAACTTATCTTTTTTATCTTTCAATATTTCAATTATATCTGAACATCTATTATTCCAACTATGATATTTTTGCACATAATCGAAAGCATCTTTTCTTATAGAGTTTGACAAGGTAGGATTTTTACTATACTGCCTATACAGTGAAAGGGCTTCGTCTGTAGTATCAAAAAACAAAAAGGGATTACTTATAAATTGTCCTAGACCTATTACTTTCATTTTGTAACTTTAACAGAAATCGTATCTGCTGGATAAATTTTATAATCTACAACACCGAAATTATTAGAAACTATATCTACAACCTCCTTTTTAGTATATTTTTTAATATGATTATCTGGTTCTATGGTTTGCACTACACACATAATGCCTCCCTTTTTTAGAACTCTCTGACATTCATCTATAACTTTTTTAGGTTCTTCTAAGTGGTCAAAAGTAGAAATCATATAAACCGTATCAAATACTTCATCGTCATAAGGCATTAATTCAGCTTTTGCTATATCAACATCAGCTAGACCTAAATCAATAGGGTCTATTCCTCGATATTCAACATCATCAGGCAAAAACTTTCTTATCCTACAATCATAACACCCTACGTCTAGTACCTTGCCTACTGGTTTTAAATAAGCCAAAGTATCTATTAACCTTTTTCTTTCCCTTTCTTCATTCAAATTATGATAATTGTCGTGCATCCTCTTTTGTATATGCTCCCAAATTAAGCTTCCTTTTAACATTTTCATAATATTTTTAATATAAATCTCGGTATTGTTTACAAACTATATCCCAAGTATATTTTTCTAATATTTGTATTCTACCACTAAGCTTTCTTAAAGCCTTTTTTATACTTTTTACATCCCTTTTAACTAAGAGAACCCCATCCAATCTTTTAGCTATACCAACATCTGTAGATATAACAGGCTTATTCATAGCTAGAGCCTCTAGCGTAGGATTATTACAACCCTCACCCTTGCTAGGTATTACTAAACAATCTATCTTTTCATAAAACTTTGGCATTTCATCAAGTGGTATAACATTTTGAGGGTAACCATTATATACACGTCTTAGGGCAAGTCCTAAATCATTACAAGCTTGTTCAACTAATTTAAAACCCTTATATTCTTGGTCACCTGATTGTTCCGAGCCTACAAACCCCACCACAAATTCTCTTTTAAACATCTTCTCATCAATACCGTTAGGTATATATACTATCTTATCTTCATCCAAGTCAATCATTTCCATTAGCCTTGTTTTTAACATTGGATTCTGCACTACTATCTTCTTTGAACTTTGGTAAATTTCTGTAAGAATCTTTATATTATCATAAACTAAATCTAAGGTTCTTTGTGACGCTACTATAGTAAAGGCTTTATTCCTAACAATAAATTCCTTAATTGCTCTCATCCCACCACTGAATAAAATATGTATTGCATCATAATCATCCTTTAACTCTTGGCTATAGTTCATTATATCCACCTCGTCATCAACCCATTGTCTTTTCATTTCTAAAGCCCTGTTATGTGTAGCCCAAGGGTTTATATCTCCGTGTACTAAAAGTATTTTCATATTGTAAAATCATTATTCATTGTACTCCACCAGTGGAAGCTTTTGATATTATATCCTTGCCACTCGCCCTCTTTAACAGCACAGAACTTTAACCCTAAATCATTACAAGCCTTTTTAATATTATCGCTCTCTCTATTCCAAGGGGCAAAGAATGTAGTTATCTGTTTGTCTGCTTGCAATTCTCTCTTTAACATTCTAGTCGCGTTAGTGTTCCAATAGTCTAACGATAGTTTTAAATCTCTCAAACATTCCTCATAAGTCATTGTACTATAGTCAAGGTGTTCCCAGCCGTGTAATTCTACTGATAAGTTTTTAGCTATTAAGAGATAATAGAATAGAGCGTGATTATTCCATAAGTCTTTCATCAATACCGCCACAGTATGTGTTCTGTCTTTAAAGAACTTTTCGTGCAATTCCTTAAATAGATGGGGGCAAGTATCAACGCTAGCGTCATCATCTCTGTATATTGTTTCCATTTATTTAAGATTACGATAATCGTTTTTATATTTAAAATATTCGTGGTTTCTAATATTCCCCTCTATGCCTTTAACTTTTAGTTTAGGGAATTTGCTTAACACATAAGGGAAGGAAAGCTGGTCCCGGTTAGAATGTCTGCATATCTCTGCCCACCAAGCATTATTAAAGGCTTCCATTATCTTATTATGCCGTCTTATAATCATACCGCACTCATATAAGCCATTATTAGGTGGGTAACCCTTTTGTTTGTAGTAAACTGCTTGGTCTAGTATTGACTGCCTTATAATAACTTCATCTTGCCTATACCTCGCCATAGCTTCTGGCATCTCTGTATAAATACAATCTCTAGCAAAGTGTTTGAATAATGCTATATCATTATCGCCAAGCATCTCTGCTACCTTTTCTTTATCAACTGCTAATTCTCTATTGCCGTCTAGCCATATACTTATATCAGCATCTATATATTGATGGGCTAATATCTTATAAATTTTAGCATTGAATACAGGCAATTTGAACTTATCAAAGTCAGTAAAACATTCTATATCATCACTCCTAGTCCCTTTATCGCCTACAATGGCTGTGTATACTTTAATGACCGACATACATTGTTTCATCTTTCCACAAACCTGTTTTTTCTTTCTTATCCTTTCTCAATTTCTCTTTAACTCCCTCCGGGTCTGAATACATATCATCGTAGACGTTATTTACCTCTATTTCTATTTCGTTATTTCCTATAGATTCATAATTAATAAAGTAATCAAACTCATCAAGTTTGTACTGTTTCTTTATTTCTTTATCAAGTATTTTTAATCCTTTCTTTTTAATTCGGTCAATCTTAAAGCTTTGTTTCTGGTGTTCCTTATTAGTGTCTACTAGAATCTTTTGCTGTTCACCAAATACTATCATTTCATCTCGCAACTGTTTTCTTATCTTAGTAAGCTCTTTTGATACAAGTTTAATTTTCTTCATACATTTTTGAATAGGCGTCTTCCCATTCGGAAGCCCGAACCTCAATATTATAATTACTTAAAACATACTCTTTGGCATTTCTACCCATTTCTCGTCTTAACTCTTTATCGTCAATTAATTTGTCTACTTGCTTCTTCCAATCCTTGTTATCTTCCACCAATATACCCATATTATGCCCTCTAAGCTCCTCATAAGGCGCGTCACTGAACGATTGAGCTATAACTGGTATCTCGCACATAGAAGCCTCTAAGAACTTTACATTAGACTTGCACCTGTTAAAGTAGTTATCTTTTCTAGGTATAAGCATTATATCCAGTCTAGCTTCATTTAATTTAGCGGAGTAATCGTCTATATCGCACCAAGGTTGATGCTCTATATTCAGGCTATCCCAAAAATCATAATCATCTTGAAAGGCTTTTACTACTTTAGGGTTTTCTGCTCTATGCTTTGCATCACCTAATCCGAACATAAATAGTTGCACGTCTTTCCTGTCGCTTAATTCTCTCAATAATCCTCTAATACCAATATAGTCATATTCCATAGTGGCACTACCTACTAAACCGATTCTTACCTTGTCACCCTCGTTTCTTAATGGCTCATTCCAATCCATAGGGTCTATACAGTTGGGTAGTATAACAACATTGTCACTCCTCTCTCTGTATTCCTTAGCAAGCATTTCAGTAGTAGTTGTCACAAGGTCAGATATGCCTATAAAACGCTCTATAGCTTCTGCTCTTTGCTTTAAACTAACCTCTACAGCTTCTGGTGTAAATTGACATAAAGGATGCCAACTAAGCCTAAAAGTATCATCATTATCCATTACTATCTTTTTGCCTTTCTTTTTAAGCATTTCAGCTAGATTGTAATGTTCTATACTCTCAGGTCTATGAAAGACTACCACATCAGCATTTTCAACCTTATCTCTTACTTCTTCTTTTGTTTCTGCTAATTCAAAGCCATTATTCCAAGCTGGTAACTTAAACCTTACATACCCACAACCCTTGTAGTTGTTGGTTATCATCAATACTCTCATAAAAGAAACTCCTTCCCACATTTTAAGCATTTAGCCTTTGTAGCTTTTGTCTTTTCTTGGTATACGTATCCGCCATTTGATGATTTATTGCTGTGTTCATATTCTACAACAATAACTGATAAATGTTTGCATTTGAATTTAAACATATTTTTTAATTACTGGATTCTCTGGGTTATCCTTTCTTTCGTTGGCTTCTCGTTGTTCTTCTAACTCTTCCCAAGTCAATTCCAATTCATAAGATTCTTCGCTCATAGAGTATAAGTTAGTTGGGCTGTGCCTTCTTTAACAACTGGATTAAATTTAGCCTCTACACCATAAAAAGATGTAGGTGTAATGTCTTTATCTTCTGGTAAGACAAAGTTGTATTCAATTACAGCAGTCTTTATGTCTTTGCCTGCTTCTACTCGTACTTTTATAATGTCTATTATTGGTGTTTTCATAATTCTTTCCGAACCTCTAGAGGAGTTTAAGCCTCTAGTGGAACAATTATATTAAATCATTTTATGCATCTGTTGAAATCCATACACCAGAGGTATCTCTGTTCTCAATTACACCATAACGCATATAAGCAGTTGTGATTGTAGCTAAGTATTGAGGTACATAGTTAGATTGTACTTTCAAACCTGTGTTAGCGTGGACTAAAGCGTCTTTGTGAGCTAAACAGTTTTGAGCTGAACCAGTAGTGGTTCCGATATTAGAACTCTCAATTACTGGAATGCCATAGAGGAAACCAATCTGTCCTTTAAGAACAGGGTCAGCACCATTAGTGTTTTGTAAAAGAGTGAACTTATCAATAGCCATCGCATCAGTCCAAACAGCTCTAGGACTTAGGAAAAATGCTCGATTGTCCATAGGAACATTAGCATCTGCTAAGAACTTTAAAGCGGCTAGAATGTTTGAATCAGCCAAACCAGTAGCAGATGTACCAGTAGTTTGTGTGAAGTTATCGAATAAAGCGATAATTGCTTTTTCGTAAGCTTCTGCAACCTGATAAGCTGCGTTTTTAGCTTGTCTGCCAATATAGCCATAAGACTGTTTGACTTGACTGCCATCCATATCTTCAATAGCGAATGAACATTCTGTTTTTGTTTGAACTAGTAAAGTGATGTTTGTGTCTGTTGAGTTGTTCACGGTTACAGCACTCGCAGTTGTTTTTGTGTGAGCTGTCATAGCTGTAATTTGTGGAACGTATACAGTATCTCCACCGCCTACAATATCACTAGATAAATCTGTGAAAAATGCTGCGGCTTTAAGATTAGCCCTGTAATAGTCGTTCATCTTCTCTCCCCAAATTTCTGGTATGATATTGGCAAGAGTTGAGGTGTTCATTGTCCCGGTTGGGTATGCACCAGTAGCCATAAGTTAAAAGAACTGAAAGTTTACTACTTGTTAATCGCATCCTTTAGCCTTGCTTCACCATACTCCCGATGCTCATCATCGGTCATATTACCTGTTGTTTTTGCTCTAGGGGCGTTAGGTGAGCCACCAGAGGCAGGTAGTGAGTTAGCTTTGATTTTGGCTTGTTCTCTTTTCTCGTTTATTTTTGTTTGGACATAATCAGACTTGTAAGCTTCTGTTAAAGTCGTTCCCTCATTTAAGGCAACTCTTTCAACTAAGTCTACTTCCTCTGGTTCTAAGCCTTGAGCAAAAAGATAAGAATGTTCTTTAGTAGCTACATTCTGTTCTACGTTAGGTTTTTTAATTTCAGGCTTAGGTTCTTCTAAAGACTCTTTTAAGCCTTTAACTTTACCTTCTGCCTTCTTTGCTCTGGCAAGAAATTGTTTCTCACGGTCTGTTAATTCTTCTTTAGAATCTTCAGTAGTTGTTTCTTCCGTAGTTTCAACCTCTACGTCATCAGTTGTTGAGTCGATGTCCTCTTGATTTTCATCTGTCATATTTTTAAGGTCTTTTGATTTGACCATTATGTTACTTCAATGGGGAGTAACTACCCTATATTAATTTGCATTAATCTGTTTTAAGCCAACCCCCCTTTTTAAGTATTTCAATACTATCACCGGCTATGCCTCTCAAGTGGGCTACTAAGTTTTTGATTATGTCATTCATTTATAGCTTATCTTATTTTCAGTCTTACTAGCACCAGCTAGCTCAATTTTATTCAATAGTTTTTCAATCTTATTCGCCGCCTTTATATTACCTAGGCTAGTGGTCTTGTAAGTATCACCGTCTAGCTCATCACTTATCTTCTCACTCCTTAGTTCTACTACTGCATCATCAAACATCTGTTTAACTTCTTTCCAGCCTGCTGTCTTTACTAGGTTTTGTATGTAGTTACTCATTTAGTTCACTTTCTTTAACTATATATATTGTGTAATCTTTAGTTTCTACCTCGTAACATCTTTCTTTTTACCTAAGAATGTTACTAGCATAAGTCCGAACTCTTATTCAATTATCCTATATCAGCTAATTGACTTAGTTTTATATGTAATTTTTTATGACATTTTTTGCATAGAGTTATACCATTGTTGATGTCCCATAGTTCCGCACAATCAACTGCTTCCTCTAATGTCTTTATATTATTTTCTTTTAATATTACACTGAACATCTTTATGTGATGTGCATTTAGTTTTTCTCCCTTTATTGCGCATATTCTACAAAGAAAACTATCTCTAGCATAAACATCGTCTCTCCATTGCCTGTTTTCATATAAGTTTCTTACCGATAAATTAAGTGGTGTTATTCCCCCTTGCCATCTAGAACATTTTTCTCCTTTATTGGCTTTACTTATCCTCTTTTTAGTTTCGCTAGATAGCCGCATTCCTCTGTGAGCTTCACTTATTTTCTTTTTGGTTTCATCAGAAAACCTTCGCCCTTTCGCCGCTTTGCTTAAATTCTTTATATGTTCTTTTGTCCTTGGCGGCATTTTTCTTTTCATACTATTATACGTTCGCCAGTTGACTTAGTTTATCTACTGTTGGTGCTTCTGGTAATGGTTGCCCTTGGGTTTGAGTTAGCTTAGCCTCTTCCTGTTTAGAAAGCCTGAATGAGGCGATACCATTATTCTCTAGCTTCTGTTGGTATAAGGGAGTATTAACGATAGCAGGATTAGCAGCCATATCAGCCAAAGCCCCATCAATAGCAGCGTTTTGAGTGTTCTTGTCTACGCTCTCGCCTGTAGGATTCATATATATACCCCATTTAAAGTCGAACTTAGGCATCTTCTCTTGTCTGCCCTCACGTCTTAACCGTTCCTTTACCTCTTCACGTTTAGCCTCAATATCCTCTTCAAACACCATAGCCTTGCCTTTCATCCATTCTCTAATCTCTCTATCAGCTACTATCTCATCATAGAAACGTAGGTCTGCATCTTCTTCCATTATATCAATTAGTTCTTCACGCCCAAACTTCTTAACTTGGTCTGGCATTATCTGTTCTTGCAATACAAACCCCATCTTTTCACCAATACTTGTCTTAATATATCTGAATGTAGACTTCGCCGCTTTAGTAGCAACTGCCAAACTTCTGAATGGTACACCACTGGGGGGTGTATCCCCACTGATAGAATCATTAATATAACATAAAGAATCAGCTTTCTGCTCTATTAATTGTAATTGATTGATAAAGGTACTAATAAACCTGTTATCTATGCCTAACTGTTGCATATCCTCGCTATTTACAATCTGTCCTGTTCTAACTGAATCAAGGATATTCCCTTTAGTTTTAGGGTCGTTAGTTCTGAATAGCAAAAGAGAAGCAATATCGTTAGCATCGTCATTCTGATTGACTAGTTTGTTTGCTTGCTCTGTAATTGGAAATAATCGCTCTACTACACCCAAGGCTTGCCATCTGCCAGGCACTCTCTCGCCGTGAAAGTCAAAGTAAGGGAACTCTTTAGGCTTACCATCAGAACCTATTTTAATATCATCATCAACTAAGACAACTTCAGCATCTCCTTGTCCGGTAACGATAATATGTTTATATACTGGTACGTCTTGTTCTTCTTCTTTGTGTTCGCCCCATCTTTCAATCACCATATATCGCTCATCTTCACTCTCAGCATCATTACCCTCGTTATCTCTAGCCCTCTCTGCCTTTTCTATGGCTTCTTTAGCTTGTTCTGGGTATCGTTTCCTTATCTCCATTTCAGTCATAAAGTGGGTTTCTACTACTGGACTATCAATAATGTTCTTAACTGTTTGGTCAAAAGATAGGTTCTGTAAGTTTACAAGGTCTAGTCTAACCTCACCATCTGAATCATAGCTTTTCTTCCATACCATAGACCCATAAGTTGATATACCATCGGCTGTATCGTCTAAAGTAATGGATAGTCTATTCTCTCTAGCCCACTTCTTAAACCTTACATTTAATATCCAAGCCTTAAACCAATTAAACTTCCCAATACCTATCATCCGAAAGTCTTTAGTGTCCAAGTCTATACTTTTAGCATACAAAGGGATACGAGGTGTAGCTAATTGCCAAAACAAAGCGTTAACGTCAGGACAATCCCAGAACTTACCCGCCTTATATCGGTTTATACGTCTAATATTTTGATATTGACTGAAAGAATCCCCATCAGTCAGTTGCACAGTGCCATTTTTAAAAGCCTCTATTTCTTTGTATGCTACTTCACCTAGTGTCATATATCTTGTGCCGAACTCTATTTAAAGTTTATTTTATTTACTGTTGAAAAGTTGTTTTGATAGACTGGTGTCCTTACTAATTCGAACATCATTCTAATCTTTAAGGTATCAAGGTAGTCAGGACTTCTGCCTATGTTTTCTTTTATCTCGTCTTTAGGGATAAGTTTAAGCTTACCATCCTTGTCTGCATCCTTACGTTTAAGTTGGGCTATTTCTTCTTCTATCTTCTCTCTTGTTTCAGGGTTAATATCTGCACTAATTCTCATTTCTCTATCCTCTATCTTACTAGCGAGCATATAGCCACACTGGTCATTTAAGCTTGCATAGTTCTCTCTTGATGTAGTGAATATCACTTTGCCATTTTTAATAATCTTAGTCTTCTTTGCATCAGGGTTCTCTAAAGCTAAACTGTTAGCTATAAAGCCTTTAGCCCCTTGTAAGTTGTCTAGTACACCACCGCCTACACCAACCTCATCTATTCCAACGTGTGACATAGGTATTCTTTCTTCCTTAACCCATTCTTTAACCTCGGTAACTGTTACATCTAGTCCTTGTTTGTTGCGAGTTTCAATCCTATAACAGTCTAATCCTTTCCAAAACTTAAAGACTAACGAATCCTTGCCAAACCTTGCCACGTCTATAGTTAAATACTTATCCTTGCTTTCGTCTATTGTATTAGTAAACAAGTCCTGTATAGCATCATAAGTTACTAAAGCATTGTCGTCATCATCATAATCCCAGTTACCATACATCAAGCGTTGTCTAGTAGCGTTATCAACTATATCAGCTAAATTCTCACCATATTCCTTAACAGTATGGGGGTTATCATTGTAAAGCGATTGCACGAAAGCGTACTTAGCTGGTAGTGTTTTATTCAACCAAGGCTTATAAAAGGTTCTATACAACCAATTTCTATTAGGGTTACAGCTAAGGAGTATCTTAGGCTTTATACCTAGTTCCTTGTTCATATGCCTACCTATTCTACTCTTTAGAACATCAAAGGCTTTAAACTTGATTTCAGATGCTTCCTCTATAAATCCCCCAGTGTATTCGGTACTACCTAAATCCTCAAACATTGGGTCACTAGGGTTGTCTTTCAGGTCTAGCAAGTCTATTCTACTTCCATTAAAGAACTCTATATAATTATACTTACCATTAACTTTCCAGTCACTCGCTGGTATCTTGTGGTACTTACAAACCTTTTCAAAAGTAATATAAGTAGAAGCCATTAATACAGTCAGCTTGTTTCTACCTATAAACCATTTAGTACCAGGATAAAAGTAGCAGTTAGTTAGCAACCATTCACAAGCGAACCAACTCTTGCCCCCTCCTGCACCGCCACCAAATAATAAATACTTAGTTACATCATCCCTCAATAGATTCCACGCTATCTCCTGTTTCTGCGTTGGTATTATGTTTACTTCCATTTGTTATAAAATTAAAACCATCTATCTTTTTCCCCTTGCTTGTAACGTCGATACTATCACCAAATTTATTCTTGCCTATCGTCTTAGCAACAAACTTTGTTATGTCTGCTTGTATGTTGGGATTCTTTGTATCATCTAAGAATTTATCTAAGTTTCGTATTGTCTTTGATAGTAATTTAGAATCCCCTATAGTTTCCGATAACCATTTTGGCATTATAGAAGTTATGTTTTCAGCGTATTCTTTACTATAATTTGCCTTTACAGCAGATTGATAGGCATTACTAAAGGTTTCAGACTTAACGTCTAAATAGTATTCTAAAAAACTTATTTGTTGTGGGTCTAATATTTTTGCCATTTTATCGTTCAAATACGTTATACAGACAGTCTTTCTCTTCTTGTCTTCTTTTAATCCAGTATTCTTTATCAGTGTCTTTAATAAACTTTAACCTTATACCATTAGGAAGAGTATCATTTGTGTATGTGTGTTTGTCCATTTTTGTAAATAAAAACACCTCAAAGATAAG